GTGGCGAAAAATTAGTGAGTAACGACATGGGCAGCAATCAAAATAACCAAGTATCATTTATGGCTTCAATACCACCAACCGAAACGGCAATAAAAATACATGGAGAAGGGGGTGCAAGGTTAATCCTGGATATATCAGAATCACATTTGGGGCAGTTTATTCCAGCCCTGACTATGAGAGGCAAGCTACTGTTAGTAACACTGGAGGAAAGTAAATGAGAAAGAACACCGATGCAGAGAACCCAAACTTTGATTCTAGATCGTGGGTTGCAGGTGGATGTGTACAAAAGAAACTTGGTGTGTTTGGCAGTCGATCACTCCATGATGAAAGAGTAATGTTACTCATATTAGAAGAGTTGAGGGCTGGTAGATATACAACCGTTGTAACATGCCAAGAGCCGCAGGGGGTTTCTGAATGCGCGCAAAAGGTGTGTAAGTCATACGGATACCCACTAGAATGTCACTTTCTGAACATGCGTTATCTGAGAGGCGCGTTTGAGCAGAGAAGCATAGAAATAGTAAAAACATGCGATGCGTTTTTAGTAATACACGATGGGGAGTCGAAGGGAACGGCAAACGAACTCAAGTTAGTGGAGAAAAGCGGAAAGCCGTACAAATATGAGCAGCTAGAAAAATCAGAATATGATAGGAGTGTTGCATTTAATATCGAGAACGAATGGGGCGGCGATAATAATGAAAACAAAAACGGCTTAGAACACGCCATAGAAAAACTGGAGCTGTAAGGGTGGCAGGCTTCGGGGCAAATATCAGCACCGCCGTATCCGGCGCAGACCGCAAGGCCGCTCACGTATCCCGCCATGCCCAAGTCACTTTGCGCGAATGCGAGGACATGAAACGCCGCTTGGCATACGAGGCTGACCCGGCTAAATGGCTAAGATACTACCACGCCGAGGCATTCACACGACCATTCGAAAAGCCACATATCGCCATCATCGAGGGCGCAATGAAGGCATTCAAGGAATCTGGCCGCTATGCCGTTGCTGCCGAGCGCGGCATAGGCAAGTCAACGATTCTATGGGGGCTTGTCGAACTGCTGGCACTATCCGGCCAAACAGCTTTCCCGACCTGCATACCGTGGGAGGCGAAGGCGTTGAAACGCGCGTTTCGGTTCTGGCGTACCAGCCTATGCTTTAACGCACGCCTGCTGGCAGACTATCCCGAGATATGCGCGCCATTCGCACACGCAAAGGGGGTCAGTCAGCGGCTAGCGGCGACAACATGGCAGGACACTGGCGAACCAACTGGCGCACAGCTAGCAATCACAGACGGGCTCATAGTCCTACCCGATAGCCGTGGATGCATCGGCGGCAGCACAATCAACGGCAACCCACGCGGACTGAACCACGCGACACAAGACGGCAAAGTGCTGCGGCCAACCCTCGCGCTATTGGATGACGTGCAGGACAGAGCAGTTGCCAAGTCAAGGAGGATGATTGACGAGACGATACAGATCATTGACGGCGATGTTGCCGGTATAGGCGAGGCTGGAACGCGCCTGCCAATGCTCATGTGTTCCAACTGTATCGAGGATGATGACGTGATGGCGCATTACTTGGCGCATGAGCAATGGGATGCCCACCGAATACCATGTATTGAGTCGTGGCCGATTGGATGGGATGATGGCAAGGGCGACACGGCAAAACTATGGGACGAATGGTATGGGCTACACCGGGGCGGCAAGGGAGCCAAGACGTTTTACCGCAAGAACAAAGCCGCCATGACAAGCGGCATGGAGCTATCCTCGCCAAGCACGTACAAGGGCGATGAGTTTCCCGACCACTATTGCGGCGTCATGGCCACATATTATTCAATGGGTCACGAGGCGTTCCACGCTGAGAAGCAACAGAAACCGCTCAAACAGGGAACGACCATCTACAATCTCAGCGCAAAAATGATCATGGAGCGCACAACAGACAGAAACGCCAACGAGATCCCAGAGCAGGCCGCTCACGTTGTTGCGGCAATTGACGTTAACCCGGCGGTTGGGTTGTCGTGGGGCGTGGCGGCATTTGCCGAACAGACCGCGCACATTATTGACTATGGGCGCCGAGACATGAGCCTTTCGCGCGACATGCCAGAGCAGGAGTATGCCTCAATCGTGTATGAAGAACTTGTGAAGCAGATAAAAACCATAGCGGCAAGGCCATACAACCTGTCAATTGTGATGTTCGACGCGCGCGGGTGGAACTATGAGGCGGCTTACAACCTAAGCGCAAACGGGGCTCATGCTTGCGGCGTGGCGGTACGCGCGGCAATGGGGTTCGGTGCGAGGCAATACCGCTCACCATTCAAGCACAAACTTCGCACTGGCCCGTATTGGCACGACATGAGAGACAAAAAAAGACGGCCATACGTGGCCTATTGCTCCGACTTCTGGCGCGAAATTGCGCAGCGGTCCTGGCTTGGCTCGCTTGGCGCGCCTGGAACATGCGACCTACCGCGAGGCAATCATAGAGAGTTTGCCGACCAGATTTGCCGCGAGCCATTGCTTGCCAAGATGGAAACGCCGATGGGCTTGCGCTGGGAGTTTGCCTCGTTGCCGGGTCATCATGATTTTGGCGACGTGATGCATATGCTATACATGGCGGCAGATTACGTAGGCATGTCAACGGGTGGACAGGTTGGCGGGAAGACACAAACACAGAAACAGAAACAGAGAAGGAGGGTGCAACATGTCAGCATCTAAGAAGACGACAGCAAAGAAGACGACATCGAAGAAAGCAGCACAGAAGCGAGACTACAACGACAATCCCGTTGTGATTGATAGGGGCATACAATGCCCACATTGCGGCGAAAAGTACGGCCACCGAGTCACAAACACATGGCCGAATGGCAGAAAGAGGCGGCTTTGCGGTGGATGCGGTATGCCGTTTGCATCATGGAGGGAGCCGACTATGCCAACAAAACTATAGCAAGAGACCGATAAGGCAGGTTCAGAAGCCACCGTTTTACAGCGGTGGCCTTTTTCTTTTATAGATTCTATAAAAGTGCGCTCCTACACCCATTGACACGCACAAAACAGTAGTTGACAATATTGACAGATAGGAGAGGAACCGCATGGCTCTAACAGTTTCAACAATTGACACCGCTATTGAAGCAATACTCGAAAACGGTCAAACCGTTTCTGTCGATGGCATGTCATACAGCCGCGCAAACCTAAAAGACCTGTATGACTTGAGGGACAGAATCCGGCAGGAGGGGCAGGCAACAACCCGCCCGACAATGCGCGCGTTTAACTTCGGCAACATGGGGTACTAATGAAGCTTGGACCTTTCACATTCGGCTACAATGCCACAGAAGACAAGGGGCGGCGTCAAGCACCAAGAAAGCGCATTTACCGCGAGGAAAAAGTCCTCACGGATGTAAAGCGTAAAAAGCTGATCGCCACCACACAGGACCAGGTCCGAAATCTGACCCTTGTTCCGTGGATGGTTCGCAAACACTTGGACTACACAGCCAACCATCACTTTGAGTTCAAGACCGGCAATGATAAATTGGATGCGACGGTAAATCGCATATTCAAATGGCATGGAAGGCCGGAGAACTTTGACTTCATGGGGCGTTTTGGCCGCGATGAGTTTTTCAGGTTGTTCGAGCTTGAAAAGGTTGTTTCCGGTGATGCCGCTATGATCAAGTTACAGGGGCAGAAACTACAGGCGATTGAAAGCGACGAGATCAGATTATGCAGCGATATGCCAGACATAAAGCTAGCAAACGGCGCGAGTATAAGCGATAGCGGGATAGTAGTCGATGCGCAAGGGCGTCCTATTGGCTACTCAATTTGTCGCCGGACTGATTCCGGCGGCTATGAGTTCGACCACATAGAGCCATCAGAAAATGTCATTTTTGACGGCTATTGGTCCCGCTATAAATCTCAGTATCGCGGCGTTTCACCCCTCGCCGCATCCGTCAACACGGTGCAGGATCTTTATGAGGCACTTGAGTTCAACCTGATCAAAGCCAAGATGCACGCGCTTTTTGGGCTAGCAATCACAAGAGACCCAAATGACGATGAAGGTGGCTTTGGCGGTGCAGGCGGGTCTACGGCAGAAGTATCGGACGCAGAAGCACAGGACAATGGGAGCCACCTAGACCTAAACGTAAGGGCCGTAAACATCCTAGACATGAACCCAGGCGACAAGGTGCAGGTCATCGAAAGCGGCACGCCGTCGAGCGAGTTTATCGACGCAAGCTACCTCTACATCCAACTCGGCATGCTCGCACTCGACATCCCCGTAACATGTTTTGATAGCCGCCGGTCAAGCTTTTCCGCGCGCATCGCTGATCTAAACGAGTACGAGGTAAGTTGCGAGCCGAAGCGAACCAAGAACCGCTATGTAAGAATGGCCTACAGTGATTGGTTGCTTAGAACCATATGGAATGACCCAAGCAGCGCGTGGCCGCTTAGAGCCCTTGCTACAGAAGCTGGCATGGGGCTTAGGGATGTTCAGAGTGAGGTGCATTGGATTGCTAGCGGATCTCCATGGCTAGATAAATACAAGCAGATTTTGGGCGATGAGCTTGGTATTGCACTTGGGCTTGACAACGGCATTGACGCGGCAAGGCGTAGGGGCATGGATATTTTCGAGAACATTGACAAGCAGAGCAAAGTAATTGAGTACGCGAAAGCAAAAGGCGTACCGCTCAAAACCGGCGCAATGTCAGACCGCGTGGCTATTGAGTCTATTTCAAAGGACGGTGAAGAATGAAAGAAGAAAACAAATTTGCCAACATACCCGAGTCTGCCTGTGTTCTAAGTGTGGGCGAGTTCGAGCTTGGCGACAATGGCGAAAACGCAAAGACAGCACCTGTACGCCTTGTGGCAAGAAGCGGGAAAGCCATCAGTCATCCATATTGGGGCAATATCGTACATGATCTTTCCGGCATGAAGCTTCATAAGTCGAGGGTGGCAATAGACTATGCGCACGACACAAAAGAGGTTGTAGGCTATCTAAACCACTTTGACATTGGAACCGGCGACCTTGTTACAAGTGGCGCGCTTGTCCCGTTTAAGGACAGCGACAGGGCCACAGAGGTTATTTTCAAGATGAATAGCGGCGTGCCTTACGAGGCAAGCATCAACTTCGGCGGCGACGGCATCAAGGTGCAGGAGGTTGGTGTTGGGGAGCTTACGGAGGTAAACGGATATATGTTTGAAGGGCCTGGCGTGATTGTGCGTGAATGGCCGCTTAGAGGCGTTGCAATTTGTCCGTATGGGGCAGATATGTACACGGAAAGCGCGAGTGCGTTTTCCGGAAGTGGAAAAACCTTTTCGGCGTCGGTTGTTTCCGCGCCGGAAGCCAAAGAGGAGGCATCACAAATGAGTGACGCTGTAGAGAAAGTGGCTGAAGTGGAAACACCAGAGGCCGAAACCGTGAGCGAAGTAACAGAGCTTGGGTCCGTGGAAGCGACCGAGGTCGAGGCGCAGGAGTCTGACGCTGTAGAAGCCGAAACGGTAGCAGAGGAAACAACCGAAGAGCCAGCAACCGTGAGTGCGGATGAGGCTGGCGAGCAGGATGGGCTTGACGTAACGGAAATGGCCCAACCCATTGACCGTGAAGAGTTCAAGCGCATTAAAACTGATTTCGGCGCAGAGATCGCCGCAAGCATCGTCGAGAACGGTGGAAGCTATCAGGACGCTTTGCAGCTTTCCTATGTAGCGGCCAAAGCCGAGATTGACGCATTGCGCGAGCGCGTCGAAGAGTTGAGCAGGGTTGAAGGCGGCATTGCCGTCCCTGTTATCGAGAAGAAAGAAACACAGAGCCTGTTCAATACAGGCAAGTAAAGTAGAAAGGCAATACAATGGCAGAATCCTATAACACACTGGCAGGCTTGGTTCAGTTCAACGACAAGAACCTTGCAGACCTCAATGTAACCGACTTGCTTGACGACGCCCCTCTGATGAAGGTGTTGCACTCGCAGGCGGCAAGCAACGGCACGCTACACAAGTACCTGAAGCAGACCACGGCAAGCTCTGCTGCTTTCCGTGATGCGCTCGACGGAACCACCAAGACGGCATCAGCTGATACGCTCGTCACCGTTACTTTGAAGATCCTCGACGGGTCTTTCGATACGGATGTTGCATTGGCCGATGCATACAAGGGGGGCCGCGATGCATGGCTCCAGATGGAGTTGATCCGCACCATGAAACAGGTGTTCGCGTCTGTTGAGAAGCAGGTTATCTATGGCGTCGGGAACGATGCCAAGGGGTTTGCTGGTCTTGTTGACAACGCGCAGCTCGACGCCCTGGCAGATGCCATGGTTGTCAACGCTGGCGGCAGCAACGCAAGCACCCAGACGTCCTGTTTTATCCTTCGGCACGGCGAGAATGATTGCTCGTTCATTCTTGGCAATGATGGCAACATCGTTGTCGAAGATGATCCAACGATCATTCAGAAGAGCGGAAGCGCTACTGGCACATACCCGGCTCTCTACGTTCCGGTGACCGGCTACAGCGCATTCCAGATCGGCAGCGCATACAGTGCGGCCCGTATCGCCAACATCGAGTGCAACGATCTGACAGCCACGGACGCCTTCACGGACGACGACATTTATGCCGCTCTGTCCCTGTTCCCCGCTGGCCGCCAGCCCAATGCAATCGTGATGAACCGCAACGCGCTGCGCCTGCTCCGTCAGAGCCGCACAGCAACCAACGCCACCGGCGCACCCGCACCGATGCCGCGTGAGGTTGAGGGCATCCCGATCATCGTGACTGACCAGATTGTCAGCACCGAAGCTGTCGAGGTGTAGTGTAGTGTTATAACGGCGGGGCGATAGCATCAAACCGCCACAAACCCTAGAAAGGGGTACAGAATGAAAAAAGGATACATGGCACTACTTCTCGCCGTTGCCGCATCGGTTGTATTTGCAGCGCAGGACACAACGTTGACGGAGCGCGAGGTGCGCGACCCGAAAAAGCTTGAGCCCTGGCTGGAGGCAAACGCCACCGACGCACAGACGAGGCTTGCCGCGATTGAAGGCGGCACGGCTTCTGTCACTCTGGCCGCGAACAAGTTGCTTGTCGGTAACGATACAAGCAATCAAACAGCCATGGCGGTAACGGGCGATGTGACCATCTCGCAGGACGGGACAAACGTCACCACGGCTATTGCCTCTGGCGTTATTGCACCGGCAGACCTACAGGCAGCACTGGCCGACCGCATTGGATACATCACTGTGACAGGGGCAGACCTCGCATCTGCCGGAACTGGCACCGTGACCATACAGCTCAAGGACGCTGCGGGTTCTGACCTTGCGGCGGCGGCACTGGTTCGCACTTGGATCGGCACGGCAGACGACTACGGTCCTGACGCGCTGACTGATTACAGCGTATCGACTGGCACGTCCAAGGAAGAGGTGACCGCCAACGCCGAATACCTCGCCATCACCGACGCAAGCGGGACTATCGTCATGGCCGTTGATAACGGCGGGGCTGGTAGCGTCTACGCTTGGGCCGAGGTTGGTGGGCGCATCGTTGCGTCTGGAGAAATCGTACTGACAGCACCGTAATAATTGTCCTCCTTGCGGCCCGTCCCGTTTCCATGTTGGCGGGGCGGGTCGCTTAAAGGGTAGATCAAATGTCAATCACAAAGTCAGTTGTAGAATCAATATACGCAGCGGCGGCGGCTACATTTTCGGGTGCCGTGCGCGAGATCCGCCACAACACAAAAGACTTGACGGGCATCGGCATACCCATAACCACCGCCGAACTGGTTGACGACGCCGGGGCAATTCGCGCGGTCGAGGGCGCGCTTCGGATAAAGGTTTCAGAGTTTGGGCAAACATGGCCGAAAATTAACGAGCGCATATCAGTACGGTCGCGCGAGACGGGGCAGTGGGTTGACAGGATTGTTGTCTCTACTGTTGTGGACGAAATGGGCGCGACCATGCTCTTGCAATACGGCGAAGAGGTTGACGAGCGATACTAGGAGTTGACGAATGGCAACGACACTGAGCGGTACACTCTCCATACAGTCAAGTGTGAGATTTGATAGCGGGTCCGATGTGTCAACGCTTGTTGACATTCTGAGCGCACCCTATAGTGCGACATACGCAGACGGGACCGGAGCGAATCAGGCAAACCGCATTTTCAGGGATCGCCGCACGCTAGCAGCAAGCACAAGCGAAGAGCTTGACCTTGCTGGGGGCATTACGGACCCATACGGCACGGCCATCACAATGGCGCGCGTAAAGGCAATCATTATTGTATCGGCGGCGGCAAATGGTGACGTTATCAATGTTGGCGGCGCGGCGGCCAATGCGTTTGCCTCATGGGTTGGTGATGCGACAGACAAGATTGTTTTGAGGCCTGGCGCATGTTTCGCGCTAGCCGCAACAGAGGCCACCGGTTACGCGGTTACGGCTGGTACGGGCGACCTTTTGAAGATTGAAAACGCCGATAGCGGCGATTCTGCCACATACGACATTATAATCATTGGGGCTAGCGCATGATTGATCTAAAGGCAACATTCACAAGCCGCGATGTTGATCAGCTTTTTAGCCAGATCGACAGGGCGCAGCGCGAGCTTGGTAAATCCAACACCGAAGCAGTCGCTTGGGCTGGTCGGCTTGTTGCCTCATCGCTTTCGGCATCTACGCGGCAGGCTCCGAAGTTGCGTAAAATTGTCAAAAACCCGAACCCGAAAGCAAAGACTGACGGACGCATGGCAAAGTTTGGCGTAATGCGATACAAACCAAACGGCCAGCAATATTTTGTGCCAATCTACAGTGGCGGCGAGTTTGGGGCTAAAATGAGATTTACAGGTCGCCGAACAACGGTCCTATATTCGCGCGATTCGCTTGGTAATGTGGTGAAAACCGAGGTTGACACGAAGTCTGTAAGCGCGCCGGATCTCATGGGCAGCAAGAAGCGCGTTATCGGTAGGCGTGGACTTGCAAAGGCTGCATGGCGCGCGGCTGGTGCGCGTATCATGGTCGATGGCGCGCGTAGTGATATGGGTGTGCGAAATATAGCCTCCGTGAAGTGGCGCGGCAAGAAATCCAACGATACAACGCTGAACATGACCAACAATCTACGCTATGCGGATAGCGCGTGGAACAAACAGGGGAGCAGCGCGCAGACGGTTGAAACAGCCATGATGCGAGCGGCGATAAACATGGAGAAGCGAATCAGCCGCGCGATTGACAAGAAGCTAGGGAGGGCAACCTAATGTGGATGGCAGAAATAGCAGAACGGGCAATACTAAGCGCAATGAGTGACATATCGGTCACCTTTCGCGCTAGCCGCGTTAATGACGAACCGTTGGGCGACACCGAGCGAAAGACATATCCGTGTATGGTAATCAAGGCAGGCGGCGGCACGCAGCACGGCGACCGCAATATATTCTATGATGTGCCGGTAGAAGTCACCCTTGTCACACTCTACACGCAAGACCCAAAGCGCACCACCCTTGCGTCACTTGAAGACGAGTTTAGGCAGATCCTAGACGCTGGCATAGTCAACGAGTTTGACGCAATCGCATCGGCAGCTAACAGTAACTCACGCCTTTCCGGTGTGGTTGACATATCGGGTGGACCAGCCGAAAGGGTGGATAACGAGCAGTACATAGCAACAACGATGGTATTCAAAGTGTGTGGGCGCGGCGATGCGTCGTAATAAGGAGAAGAGAAAATGGCAGAAACGGCACCAACAATCCAATCTAATAACTACTTTGGACTTGCAGCATCCTTCGGGATCAAAGCCGCAGATACAACCGAGTTCCAGACGTTCGCGCCTGTCTTCGACGCGGATGGGAATTATCTATGTTCGCAGGAGTTCGACACAGGCGACAACTTCACCAACGAGGCTGACTATTGCGGCGGCGGATCTCCAGACATTGTAACGGCACTTGGAACGCTTCTGACGGCGTTCGGTGACGTGGCTACGAGTGGCCTTGTCACAAAGCTTGACGCCACCTTTACAGCTGGCGAATCGGCAAGCGTGAGCATCGAGGGGCACCAGCACGACGGCGACAACCCGCACGTGGCTGGCACGCTCAGAACAGCAGACGTAAGCGGGATCATTCCGGCATCCTCCGGTGTTGGTGTGCCTGATCTCATCACCGTTACTGGCACGGTTTCGCCGGTCAACGCCACTGTCAGCTTCGAAATGGAACACGTTGACAAGCCTGGCGCGAGCGGTGCGCACTTCCACGGCCAGAATATGAGATGCCGCGTATCGTTGTCGGTGGACTACGAAGGCCAACCAAGCGGCGTAACCGCTGGCAATTGGATCAACATCATCCTAGCCAAGTCCAACCCGAACGACGACACGCCAACGGCCACGCTCACGGCCGAGCAGTATGTTGACGTGACAGCACCAGCATAATCGGTGTATCATGAGCGCAGAAGCAGAGCCGAAGATTAGGCGGTACGATGACCGTCCAGGCTACGCCGAAAGGATCAGGCCAGTAGATGCAGGTGATGACACAACAGAAGCTAGACCAGCTCCTAAGCGAGACCGGGCACGCATTAGAACTGGCAGATATTGCGCTAATTGTCGAGCTTGATAGGTACGCCGACGCCGTAGTCAATGGCGGCGCGTCGTCTGACGAGCTATCAATCTACGAGTACCCGCTAGTTTGTGCCGGTCATGTGTTCTACGCGCCGACCATCGGCAAGGAAATCTTCTGGCGTGAGCAGGTTGTTAGGGCCGTGCCAAGCGACTGGCACGGCGTTGCATACCTCTGGCTATTAGCACAGCCAACGGTCCCGACAGCGCGCGGCATAGACATCACAAAGGCCGTGAAGAAGTGGGGGCGTACATGCAAGCTCACAACCGACGACGTGAACCGCATACACGCCCAATACACCAACGACAACGGCACAAGCGAGGGTTCGACCGTTAGGCGCGACTACGGCGAGATTATCGCGCTATTAGTGCGCGAATACGGCAAGACCGCTCATTATTGGCTGAACGCACAAGAGAGCGAAGTCAAGATGATGCTTGACGATTGGGTTAAGCGGCAGGAGGCAAAGGCGGCGGCGTACCGGTCAAGCAAGGCTGGAAGTAAGAACCCGATACCGCCAGCGCCATCACCAAAAATAAAAGCCATGAAAGAGTTTAGGCTGTGTTCTGAAAGGATCAAGGAACAATGGCAAAAAAGCGCATAGAGATTGAGATTGGTGCAAAGGATAAGACCAAGCGCGTGCTTGCCGCGATAGGTGGCAGGTTCAAGAAGTTTGGCGTCAATATGGGGCGCGTTCTTCGTTTTGGCGCGGTCGGGATTGCGGCAATCACTGCTAGCCTTGTGGCTCTTGGAACGAAGGCCGTAAAGGTCTTTGGCGTGCAGGAGAAAGCAGAGGAGCAGCTTAAAAGCGCAATGCTCGCTCACGGTGATGCCGTAGATGAATTACTGCCGAAATACAAGGCTCTTGCATCGGCCATACAGGACGAGACCGGCGTTGGCGATGAATCCACTCTGGCACTAATGGCAAAGCTTCGCACGATTAGTGTTGCAAACGAAAACATGGAACGCGCGGTTAAGCTTACGCTGGCACTGACAAAGGCTGGCATGCGCGAGAAAACGGCATACAGAGCCGCCGCAGATGCCATAAACGGGAACACAACCGCGCTAACAACATACCTGCCAGAATTGCGAAAGGCAAAGACGCAAGCCGAGAAAATGGCCATCGTTAATGATGTGCTTGCGCGTGGCTATAACCAAATGCGAGCCGATCTTAATACGGTCGATGGCCGCATGAAGGAACTGAAGGGGAGAATAGGGGACGTTGTCGAAGAAATTGGACGCGCTATATCTGGCGGCTTGTCGCTTCGTGATACGCTGGCAAGGCTGTCTGACAGAATCAAGCGTTTCGGCGAGTCCGAAAGGTTCAAGAAGTTTCTCGACAGAGTTGAAAAAGGGACCGAGCAGCTACGGCAAATGGTTGACATTATAACCAGCGGCGGCGAGGGTGCAGGTGCGGTGTTCGCGTCAATTGGAAACGTGATTAAATCGGCCTTTGGCGTAGGCGCGGAAAGGGTTGCTAACGTTCTCAAATCTGCTGCACCGGAAATCGGGCGGCTTATTGGCAGCGCAATTGCGATGGTGACAACTGGTGCTGCCGGTCGTAAGTCAGTAGCGTTTGATGAGGTAAAGAGAAGATGGCAGGAATCTGGCCGCTACTCTGAACTCAGTACACTAAACAGGGAGACAAGACGAGCAGCAAGGAGAGATTGGAACGCCGAGAAAGAGGCAGAATATAGAAGGCTGCTAAAGCTTGACATGGAGGAACTGGCAAGCGGCCTAAATATAGATGGACTAACAAATGCAGAAGCAGGGCTCGCGGTTGCGCTTGAAGATCTTAACAAAACACTCACGCAATATGCTCCAACAACCATCATGCCGCCAGTGTATGGCAAAACAGGGCAAACAGGCGGCGGAGGGCAAACCGGCGGGGCTGGCGTTGCTGGCGATGATCTACCAGACACCACCAGCATGATAGGCATCGGCGAGCTTTTCACGATGATGCAAACTGGACGCGCACGACAGACAGAGGTCGAGATACTAAATCAGCAGTATAACATGCTTGTAGAGATACGTGATGCCGTAAAAGAAGGAGGGCTCGAATAATGGCAACCAGCTTCACAAAGGTTGGCGATTGGGAAGGCGATATTGATAGCGGATTTGAAACCGCGCAGAAGGTTGCAGGGCTTGGAGATCCTGGCGATGGCTATCTATGGAAGCGCACCATATACACGATCAGCCGCTCGCGCGTTGGCAATGAGCTTCTCACATTCCTGCCAGTTGTCGGGACGGAATCAGCTGGAGACAATCTGACGGTCCAGAACGGCACACTGACAATCCGTGGAAACGCCGCGCAAACCTACGTATGCACAAAGGACCGGTGCGAACCATACCCGAACGGAAGCGGCATCTGGCGTCAAGTGCAAATATGGATTAGCTACAGCGAGTGGGAGACATATCAAATCCCAGGAACATAGGCCAACAACATGCAGAACGGCAACGAATATAGGCTAAAGGACAACTGGCAAGCGCGTTCACAGTCGCGTAATAGTGCGGTTGCCGAAGCGTTGAATGCGCTTGCAATGCAGCTCAATAACGCCGAAGTCATCACCGGCGGAACGTGCAGGCCTACGCAATTCGGTTTGCGGATCGAGGTGGATTCAACTCAGTATGCCGCACCGTTTGATTGTGTGTCCTTTTCAACAGATAAGTTCATAATCCGCGGTGAGGGCGTAGAGCATGTCATCAGGCGCGGCGGCATATCTGATGAGTTTTTCTGGGTTGGCACATGGACCGGATTTACGGCAAGCGGGACAAACTACGAGATAACAACGGCCATAACCGCAACTACTTTTGTATGGCTGGAAATTAACAGGACGGAAGCATTTGACGTTTGGGAGGTCAAAAGCGGGACTAGCCTGCCTGATGGGTCTTCATCCACATACGACACAATCGAGGTCTACCCGCTTTGGAAGTTCGTATGGAGCAGCGAAACGGAGTCAATCAGTTATGCGCTTGATTTACGTCAGCACTATTTGCTGCCTACCATGGCTTAGTCTGGCAGGTTGGGACACAAACCACTGGCCGACGCGCGTCCATCCGCGATACCCGTATGAATGGTCATCGCAGGTCTACTCATCGCTTGTCGAGCGCGTGGCGGCAGCAGATGAAGAGACACCAGGCGGCACCGGCATCTATGTTGAGCCGCCATACTACAGGGACCAAGACCTTATTACCTATACGGCAAAAACACACCGAGACCTTCTTGTATCATACAAAGATGACCTGAAAAACTTAATCCCGTACTATATGGATTATACCATAGATCCAACGAACGCCATAGACACAAACGGGGTATCAGTGTATCTAACGGTGACGCAATGTCTGGCCGCCGCAAATGCCCCAACCAACTATTTTGACTATACGCCGTACCGCTTCCTTTCCGGGCTTGGTGGGCTGACCAACCACTACGCAGAGACCGGATACCTACACGGATATACGAATGAGTACACGGTTGCAGGTGGGTCATATCTGCCAGCCGGTCGAACAAACTGGTTCACAACTGATTACGGGTGGCAGACAATGCGCGACATTGTGACAAACCTGTATTATCTCAGGGCTGAAAACGGCGGCAACGCATATGTCACCAATGCAGTTGCATACAAGGGAACCAACG